GCATAACGCTCAAGATGGCAAACTCACTTTTGATAAAGTTTATGATGAAACTTTTATACGAGAAACTTTTCATTCTATGAACATCCCATCATCTCGTATACAGGAGTTTTACAAATACCATTTTCGTGATATAAGTACTGGACAAAACAAAGTTATTCAAGCAGACAAAATTAAAGATTGCTTAGTAAAGTTTACTGCAATCACAGGACACGCAAGTGCTGCGAAGACCACATCTGTTCAAAAATCTCATCCTCAAGCTATATGGTGTGCCCACTCAACTGTTATGAAGAACAAACATGTAAATACCGGTTCTAACAGTTATACTGAGCATAGCGTATTAAACAAGCTGGATAGAAAAGTTGAACAAACGCTCATTATTGATGAATGCTCCTGTTTCTGTCTTGAATTTGTAGCATTACTACAATTATCATTCCCAAAACTTAAGATAATTATTATCGGCGATATTTATCAAACACCCAAAGTCGCGTACGACTCAGACTATAAATTTATGCCGTTCACCGAATGCGGTGTCGTTAACAACCTTATAGATGTCTTTGCCATTCCACAAGACATTTGCCGTTTCATTAATTCCAAATTTGGTTATCATATGAGATCTAAATCCAAAGTTGAAAAAGGTTTATATTACGCCCCTGTTGTAACTAACAAAATGAAAAATTACCCATGGATCGCTTTTAATCGTAAGGACGTAGACAGACTTAGAGATACTGATGGTTATAATGCACACACTATTACTGCTTTTCAAGGCAGTCGGGAAAGTGATGTTGTATTTTACCTAAGTTCAAAAGGTGTACACGATCTTAAAGATAAAACCGAGTGGGTATACACAGCTATAACACGCGCAACCTCTAAACTTTATTTAACAGGTGATGAACAATACATTAAATCTTTCTTTAATATACACGGCACAATGATAAACATCTATAACGAAGAATCTCAAATTTTGTTAAACGACGACACAGTTATCGAACCCTTAAAAGATCTACCCATGACAGCAGCAGCTAATGTTGCTACAGAAGACGTCTCCGTTGACGTTGCTATGGATATCCTAAGAGCAGCAACTCACACCACAGATTACAATGCTGCAGATTGGCAAGGTCCTTATTTAAATCCCAAATTAGATAGTGGTAAATTGAGGACACCGCTCGAAAATTTTATATGTAATGATAGAGATAAAACCGTACATGTATTTTCGAAACATGATTTATTTACTAAACATCAAATGGCTAGTGTACCAATTAACAACGTTGCAACGCTAACCGGAAGGTATTCAAAGAGAATGCCACACATGGGACCTAAAGAAGCTGAAAAACTGGCTAGACAATTAATTGGTTCGTACGCAAAATTATTATACGGCAACGATCACAGTGTTCACAAACTTAAACGTGATCTGAAACTATCACCCGAAGAGAAAACCAAACATCTTAAAGAATATATTAAATCCTACTCAGAGAAGTTTCCTGCGCAGGCTAAAGATATTGATTTTAAAGATATCATGGATTTTACACAAGAGGAATTGTCATTTATGGCAAAACAACAAGAGAAATTCTCCTCTGATCCAGGTTTTGATGCTAGCGAAAAAGTCTTACAAGGAGTCGCGGCTTTTAGTAAGAAAATAAACATACACCTTTGCGCTTATGCTCGAGCTTGGAATCACAAACTCCATGAGATCATTAAAAGAGAAAAACGACCCATCATTCTTAAAACTTT